GCAAGATTCTGCGTTTTCTACCAGTGGGTTGACAAGAAGGTCGAGAACGAGGAAACGCACGAAATTGAAGACTACTCCTTCCCAATCCTCAAATGGTATAAGGTATTTCATATCGATGATACTGAAGGCATCGAATCCAAGATTGAGACAGTCGAGCCAGATAATACTATCCAACCCATCGAAAAGGCGGAGGCTGTTATTAACGGCTATCTTTCCAGAGAAGACAGCCTAAAGTTCATCAATGATAGGGAATCCAGCCAAGCATATTACTCACCCTCTGCGGACGAGGTGGTTGTTCCGATGATTACACAATACGAAATCCCGGAGGAATACTACTCAACTACTTTCCACGAACTCACCCACAGCACGATGCACGAAAAGAGGTGCAACAGACGCGAAGAAAATAAGGTCGCCGCTTTTGGGAGCAAGGATTATTCCCGTGAGGAACTTGTTGCTGAAATCGGGAGCGCGATGCTTTGTAACCGAATCGGGATCGAATGTGAAAAGGCTTTCAAAAACTCGGTCGCTTACATTCAGTCTTGGTTGAAGGCTTTGAAGAACGACCAGAAGATGATTGTATGGGCCTCCGGCAGAGCAGAAAAGGCCGCCAAATATATCCTTAATGAAGAATAATGTTAAACAATGGGGCGGGCGGTTGCCTGCCCCTCATAATATCCAATTATCATGCACAGTGTACTTATCGTAGTAGGGAACGGGGATTTAGCGGAAATGATGGAACCGTTCTGGCAGGACCTTGAGGTCGAAGAATATTGCACCGGCGAGGTTAGTGATTCCGACAAGGAGAGAATATTATCTTTCTATACCAGTCGCGGAGAGACCTTCGATTCCTTCGATGACTGCTATAAAGTTCACGGGGAAAGTTGGAACGGCGGTTCTTACCGCAAGGACTCCGACGGTGTTTGGAGGGAATACCGAACCAGCAACCCCAATATGGAATGGGATTGGTACGAGGTCGGCGGGCGTTTCGCAGGGCGGCTTGAACTCAAAGAGGGGGCAGAACTCCTACAGCCCGTCAATTTCTCTTGGGGCTGGTCGGCAGAGGACAAGGAGAAAGTCTTGAACGCTGTTCCGAGAAGGGCCGACATCGCCCGTCTGGAAGACATCGCCAACCTTGACGAACTGGCTGCAATTTCACTCCTCAAAGATGGTGAGTGGATGGATATCAGTTTGGATATTTTTAAAGGAGGTCTTGTCGCTCCATATCTTGAGGGCCTTCCGGGGGATACCCTCATCACCGTAGTTGATTATCACATGTAACCTTAAAATCTTATTATCATGCCACTTGTATCAGGCTTCAACAAACACATGGCCGAATCCGTTTACGGAGTCCACGAAGGCGACACCATCCGTATTCTACACATGGACGACCCGTATATCCCGTCTGGGTCTTATGATGGGAAAGAGGGAATCGTTGAACACATCGACAGTATGGGGCAACTCCACGGAACTTGGGGAGGTCTCGCCGTCATTCCGGGAGAAGACAAATTCGAGGTTATTAGAAAGGCCGGAGAACCCGGCGAGAAGGCGTAGAAAATCATGACCCATATAATCATATACCCCGACTATCTGGACGCCGTAAAATACGCGATAGACACCCATAACAGCGTACTAATCGGCAAGGGCAAGATTTCAGGAAAGAAATTCGCCTCCCTCATCCGCGAGCGGTTCAACCAAAGCAATCCCATCAACCGGAACGCCGCAGAACTCGCAGAATCATTCATCGCTAACATCGAACTTACCGAAGGCAACTCAATCCGCTGGCAATTCAAATAATCAGAATATGGAGACAATCAAACTCAATATCCCAAAATGGAACGTACAGGAAGAACTCGGATATACTCCGATTACTACTTTCTGGGAAGATTTCAGTATGGCGGAGGCCTTCGGGGCAACTGCAATAAGGGATACGTTCAACCGCGCATTCAGGGAATGGAGGACTAATTACAAGTATCTGACCGAGTTCGTCATGGTCCTTAACCATAAGATATGGCAACACTATAAACCGAATTTGGATAGCCCATTAGCCGCCCTTTATAATGACCTTTATTTGACGGCCGACACATGGGCGATGGATAACTTGAAAGATGAAGAACTCGATTATTACATTAGAATATTAGATTAACTCATTAAAATTACATCATTATGGCAACGAAAAAAGCAAAAGAAGGCGAAGTGAAGAATATCGTAACAAGCCTTAATCTCGAAACAATCCGTTTCAACATCGAGGGGATTGCTCCTCTTATCGTATCGCGTTTCGATGAAAAGTCCAAACAGCAGATCGAGGAAATCGGGAAGATTGAGCAAGGGTTAAAACAGGGCGGGAAGAAGAAGAATATATCCGACCCAAAAGAACAGTATGAGAAATCTATTTATTACTTCGCAGACGGAAAGACCTGCGGATTCCCCGCAGTCGCTTTCAAGGCTGCTATGGTAACAGCGGCCTATCGCACTTACGGCAGACCGATGACGACTACGCGCTCCGCCTTCCACGTGATGGCAGATGATCCAGCTACGGGGCTTATAAAGATTAACGGAGAACATCGGATGCGCGAAGATATGGTTCGCGTCGGAGGTATTCAGAAGGTCGCTTCTCCGAGGTACCGTGCGGAGTTCCCTGTCTGGAACGCCACTCTGACTATCCAATATCTCGCCGATGTAATCTCCGCCGAAGAAATCATAGGTTTAGCCAATGCCGCCGGATTCACTTGCGGTATCGGAGAATGGAGGCCAGAGAAATCCAATTCGGGGTCATTCGGGCTGTTCCGTGTCGTTAATTCATAATTAGGCAGGCAGGGAGAGGATCGGCCCGGTTCGGAATCTCTCGCCAAGGCATGGCAGGGTTAGGCAGGATAGGCTTGTTAAGGAATGGTTCGGCCGAACGGGGCGGGCCGCGGTTCGGCAGGAAATGAATGGAATGGCGAGGTAAGGTAGTGCGATTATGAGGCATCGTATGGCGCGGTTTAGTTTGGCAGGTTTGGTTTGGCATGGTAGGGATAGGAGGGGTTTGGTTTGGCATGGTGGGGATAGGAGTGGTTTGGCAGGAAAGGCAAGGTCTGGCATGGTAGGGATTGGTGCTTTCTGGTCCAGTGCGGTAGGGCAGGCAAGGATATTATTAACATTTTTATTTATGAAGTACGAATTTATTTTACCAAGACTTTATCCGGGGATAACGGCAGACGAGGCCGCCGCGGAATTGGAACGAATCAGAGAGAAACACGGGGTTCTTGACCCGGCGCTTGTCGTTCAAGAAAGCGCGCACGAAGAAAATGTCCTTCACAAGATTTTTTGCTGGGACAACGAAAAGGCCGCTGAACTCTATCGAACAAGGCAAGCACAAGACCTTATCAGGAACATCAGGGTAGTTGTTACCAATAAGGAGGTTGAAGTATCTGTCCGAGCATTTGTAAATGTCCGTCCGGCTCCCGGTTGTTATCGCTCTTATATTCCAACGCAAGAAGCTGTAAAGAATGATACGGCCTACAATGATCTTCTGAACCAAGCGAAAAGCGATATGGAAAATTTCGTGTCGAAATACGCTCAAATCGAAGAACTCAACACCGTAAAACTTGAAATGCTCAAAGTAATCGCCCAATGATTCCTGTTTCCAATTCCGATTATAAGAAGGCAGTGCGTCTGCTGGAGAGGCTTTCTAACATGAAGGGGACAACCCTTCGGGAGAAAGAAGCCATCCGGCAGGCCACCCTCCTTGTAAGGAAACTCGGGAAACGGATAAACGGGCGCAGGAACGATTCAAATTCTTCGGATAAGGGATTTATTAACCACGACATTTAACTCCAAAGAAACGACTTTTTTAATAAAAAAGGATATATTATGGCACTGATAAATTTTATGCACCACCTTTATTGTAGCCAATGCGGAATCAGTTGGCCTGAGTTATCCACTTGGGACAAGGGATTCAGCCAAGTCATGAGAGAGGCTTACGCGAAAGGATGGGTAACTTGCAAAAAATCCCGTTATGACGGGGGCGACGGAGAAGAAAGGGCGTATTGCCCTTATTGCGCCGGGGAGCATAGGGAAAACCGATTCAAATATTGTTTATAATTTTCCATTTGTGAAGGAAAGTGATTATATTTGCCCTAATATGATGAGAGTCAATAACAAACTTGATTTGCCATACGTAGACAAAGACGGGAAGCATTGGAAAACTTACAGAGAATACTGTAATTCCGATGCCCCCGACTTTGATGAAATCTGCGTAATGTTAGATTCTGGCCGTAGAGACCCCCAAAATGATTGGGAAAGGAACTATATTAAAGAATCAGGACAATACAAAAGAGACGGTATTGCGACCGAACTCCCGTTCGATTAGCGAGCTTTCGCAAGGAATCTTTCGTAAAGAGGTTCATCATACATAGTCAAAGTCCCGTCTACCATGCTTAATACGAGCCGTGCGCCCTCCTTTGAATTGGTATCCCAGAGGAACAGTTCATCGAAGGTCGCATTTTTAATAAGATCCGGAACGATTTTGCTTATCGCCTTATTGTCGTGTTCGACAACCGATGCCTTGACTAATCGCCCGGTCCTCTCATATCGTTCCTGATTTCTCCTTATACTTTCAGACGTGTCGCAAGTGACATAATCTGCCCGGACACGCATTCCGGTTGCCGACCTTATCTTCTCTACCTTTGACGCCACCTTTTCATACGACCCGTCATTTACTCCGTCAATTACAAGGCTCTGTCCGGAAGCGAAAACTCTTGATTGAATAGTCTTCCCAAGATAAGAACTTTCTTCATGGACGAAGTTGGCTGCATTGTTGCGCACGGCAAGCGATGAACTCGCTTCACTTATCCCATACTCCGGTATCATCCTCTTTATCTTGTCCACATCAAGGGTAAGTATCCCCTCCGGGTATGATATAAGCCCGCTATCGACAACGGTACTTTTCCCGTTTGCCGGTGCGCCGCCGAGCATATAGACCGTATCAGACTTTACGCTACCATCTCCGATATAATTACTGATAATAGATTCGTGGATTTGCTGGCGAGAATCTAAATACCGCCCATTTGAATCCTCATAAATATCTTGTGTAATAGTTTCGGGGGAAAGTTCATTAAGCCGTTTTATCTGTCCTGCGGTCATCTGCCCTGCCGAAACTGCGGATTCAGATATGCTATTAAGTTCTGCTCTTTCTTGCTCCCTATCCTGCCTTTCCTGATTACTTTGGATTATTTTATCAGACATTTCATCGGAGGTGGCAATCTGAGGGTTTTCAGCCAAGAAATAAGGTACCGATTTGGACCGGAGGACACGATCTTCATTATCTTCCAACCACTCTTTCATCTGCGGCGGTATGTCCGTCACCCTCCCCTTGAACTCATAGTCGGAGTTCCCGTTCTCATCCATCCGTGAAAGATATTGTAGCATTTCATCTTCTGACGGGAGGATGGTTGTCGTATAACAACGGCAGTTGGGGTGCCAGCCGACGAATTTGAAATCTTTTGGGTAACGGCCCTCCAATTCATCGCATATATCGTAAAATGGTTGTGGGACACCTTTTGAATCAAGGCAAGTGTGATTATTGGACAGGTGGACTTCAATCCCAAGGACGAAATCAAGCGATTGTACCCGCTCGTAGTCGGCAGACCGATAGGCCATATTGGTCTCCGTTGCCGTTAAACGTATCGCATTTTTATAGCTTGACCGGTAAACGCCCTGCCCGGGGTGGTAATTCGCCGCGCTTTTTGACAGCCTTAAAACGCCTTTCTCGTCCCTTACTCTCCGATACAGCCTGTCCGGCTCTTTTAGGAATCGTCTGACATCGCGGGAAAGGGCGGATGCACTTTTCCCCTCTCCCAATCCAAGGTCAAGGGCGAGTTCCATATCTCCCTTTATCTTCCCAGTGTATTTCCACACCCTATCAGAAAGCCCCATCCCGCCAATTTTCCTATCCTGGAATGCAGAAAGGGCCGGGAGGTTCGATTGCCCCCATCGTTCGATTGCTCCCTGCGGAATCCTGTTAACTCCTATTGTAGATAGAATCCTTGAAAGCATATCATCGTTCTTGGTATTCGCTAAATCCCAAGACCACTGCGTAGCACTTTTGATAAGGTCAGATAAATTAACTGTAAGGATTTTAAGGAGAAGGTCTACCTCTCTTGACAACGCCGGGTAGTTCCTGAAATAGAAGTCGGCTCCATCTGCGAGTGTTACCCTACTTGCCGACCTTGTAGCACTCGCGATTGTGGAGTCAATCATTTCTTCAACGCGCTTTGCCTGTGCCGCTATCCTGCGTTTCAGAAGCCGCTCATATCGTTTCGGATCATAGCGCATTTGTCAGTATTTTATAGTGCCGCCTCCGAAGCAAAGAGGTCTTGCATACCTTCCGCCTGAATCTTTTGCATTTCCTCATCCACGTCATCCACGATACCGAGTTTCTTGATGGCCGTACTCTGCGCCATAATCTGTTTCCCTCCAGTTGCATTAACAAGGAGCGAAACATTGTCGGATTCGCTGCTGATAGTATAAGGCGTAATAATATTCTTTACTTTAAGCGCATCTATATCATCCGCCCAATCTGCCGGCAACATCTGCTTGAGGTATGCCTTGATGACATTGATTTCCCGGTCGAAGAACTCAATCCAGCGCCCGCTCTCATCTTTAACCTTTAAGTGGCAGTCAATAAACAACTGCTTTCTCGCTTCCCCACTCATCGGGGTCGTTTTCATATTCTCATAACTCCAGTCGGGAAGTTGCAACTGCGTAAAGAACATCTGACGGAGTTCGTTAACATAGTATTTGAGGTTGTCGATAGCTTGATTCCAAGTGACGTATTGGAGGCTCGACCCCTGCGGATACTGAACTATATCCCTGAATGCCCTATCAGTAGAGGGCGACTTCCCGAATTGTACCTCCTCGTTGACGAATGCCGCGAGGATAGGCCTGCTGTTCTTACGAAGATAGTTCCCATTCCGGCTGACCGCCCATTCCATTTCGTAAACCATCCACGAAGTGTTCTCCCAAATCGGCAGGGGACGATACATATAAATGGCCGGGATTTTCCCGATCTCGATTTCTTCGTTAATGTCAAGTTTCTTTGATGCCTGCGCCGTCTTTTCGTTACTCCAGCGGAGGTGCCTATCTGCCGTATAAGTATCGAAATATGAAATTGTCTCGTCTTTCACTTTACGATCATACGCAACCGACAAAGCGATTAGGTCACCGGATTCATCAAAAAGCGGGTAAAGGCTGTCCCCCTGCATTGGCGAATACGTAACATTACGGAGTTTGAGTTTGCTCTTGAATCCGTAAGCGTTCGTATCTTCCTTAACGGCATACCAAAGTGTCATAATTTCGCACGACGCGAACAGGCGGCGACCACGTTCAATATTAACCGTGTCGATGTGCGTGCGGTCTAAAATATTTTCAATATACTTTGATATTTCGGTTTGCCTATCATTTTCCGCTTCGTATTGCCGCTTAACAGGGATTCCGAAACAAAGCTCCGTAGTCCTTTTTACCGCGAGGTCTTGTAACGCATAAGTGACACGGCTGACTTTCTCGCTCCCGGTTGCCACTTTTACAATCTTAGGATTCCCGAATTCGTCTACTTCGGAGCCGGATTCCCGCTCTTCGTAGATCACTATATCGGGGTATCTCTCCTTGTCCATAACCGGATGGAGGTTAGGGTCGAATTCCTTTTTCAGTTCAGCCCACGATGGGACAGATACTGACTTTTGGCGGAGTTGCCCGGTGATGTCTTCGCCGCTTTCAACGGCAGATCTTATAAGGTCCTTAATATCCATATTCATATTTTTAATAAGCCATGTTTCCGAGTTTTGTCATATTGAGAGGTTTCGGCCTTCCTCCCATAAGTTTCATCATTACGACGTAACGGATTCCGTCTATACAGTGGTTGAAGGCGTCAATTGGCTGGTTCATCCATTTCCCCTCTTTATCCTGCGCCCAAGTATAATTCTTGAACTCTTTTATTACGTTAGGGCTCCGCTTCGTTATACAAATCTTGTATTCAAGCATCTTCGTCACTCCGGCTTGAACTGAACCGCCATATTTTACGACCGGCTTCACGTTACACCCTCCGCGATAGATTTCTTGAATCAATCGAGGGTCAGCAGATTCTGATATGGTTTCTACCGTCCCGTCATTCTCCTTCAGCACACGAATAATATCCGTACTGAGCATCGCCGTGTTATAACAGATTTCGTCTATGTAAAGGGTGTTATCATGGTAATAGACATCCTCTATTGCAGTCGGGTCAGTTGCATATCCGAAGTCCATCCCCCGCCAGTGGTATTTCTTTGCATATTGAGGGATTTCGTCGATGATTTCAATATTTGTAAAGATAAGCCCTTCTACAACCGCTTGCTGTCCGAGCCCATATACCTGCCACAAAGTATTGTTCTTGTACCGCAGGCTTTCGATTTCTTCGATGATGGTTTTTTCGAGGAATGGATTGTCTTTATAAGTCGTTATAAAGTGATATGTCCTCGGGTCGCTATTCACTGAACATAACCAGTGTTCATCGGAGAAAGACGGGTTATAGTCGGCTATTGTGAACATCGTTGTTCGCATCTTCAACTGCTGCCATTCAATCTGGCTCAATTCATTAGCCTCATTGACGTAGCAAATATCCCGTTTCCTTCCTCGAAGTTTCTGTTCATCATCAGTGGAGAAAAATTCGATCCATGCTCCATTGGGGAAGGTAAAAGTGAAATCTCCTTTATTAAAAGCCTTATTCTTCCACTCCCAAAGGCCCATTTTGATTAGAACATCTTTGAAGTCAATTAAGACAGACCCCCGTAGTGAGGTCAAAGTCTTTCTTACGACGGAAAGCCTTAACCCGGCATGCCTCATTAGGAAAACGCACAGCCAAATGACCGTATTATGGGTTTTGCCAGAACGGGAAGACCCCTGCTCGGATATAGTAGTATATCCGGAATTGACAGCCTGGTCGATTTCATAGTAGACCTTTGTTGTTTGGAGTTTCGGCATATCAGATAGTTCTAATTCCCCGTACTACCGTATCCGCCCTCTCCTCGGTCGCTTTGGCCCAAAAGAGCCGTTTCCTCGAACTCTATCTCCGGATATGGGATAATTATTATCTGGCCTATTCTATCGCCAATAGAATACCGGCTAATATGCGGCTGGCAGATTCTGAACTTGAACGTTACCTCACCTCTGTACCCAGAATCAATGACCCCTACGGAGTTCGCAAGAGAGAGTTGATGCTTATACACACTCGACCTCGGAAAAAGAAGCCCTACATAACCATCAGGGATTTCAAAAGCAAGGCCAGTATGGTAAGTCACTATACCTCTTTTCCTATCTTCTTCGACTCCGATAGCGGTAATATCAAAGCCTGCATCAGTAGGATGTGCCTTCAATGGGATGACTGCTTCTTCGGAAAGTTTCTGAATCTTTACTTTCATTTCCCTTTTCTTGCAAAAAGTTTAAGAATAAAATATAACACCCATACGAACGCAGCGAGGGCGACAGGAATCCAAATTGGGGATAACACCCAAGCCCAATTCCATTCAATTTGATTGGTTAGTTTAAGGATAACGAATACGGCGAATAGAGTTCCTATAAAGGTCTCTGCTGCCGTGACTGAATCCTTGACTTTAAGAATGCTCATTTCGTTATGTATTTTTCAAAATCAATATTAACCACCGGGTTGACTTCCCCTTTCCTCTCATCAAGAACTT